AGATTATTTCTACTAAAGTGCCTAAATCTAGTGGTGGTGGTGGAGGAGGAGCATCTGCTGGAGCAGCAGCAGCTACACCTCAAGCTCCTAGCTTTAATATAGTTGGTGCTACAGAAACAAGTCAATTAGCAGAAGCAGTAGGAAGTCAAACACAAGAGCCAGTACAAGCCTATGTAGTAGCTAATGACATAACTACTGCACAGAGTTTAGAGAATAATATTGTAGAGGGTGCTACTCTTTAACAAAATAGAAATTAATAACGTTATAATAGTATGAGAATAGTAGAACTTATAATTGAAGAGGATGATGACAGCTTATTTGCTGGTATTGATGCAATCAGTATTGTAGAGCATCCAGCTATAGAGGAAAACTTTGTAGCACTTAATCAACAAAAGGAATATAAACTAGCAGAAGCAGATACAGATAAAAGACTACTTACTGGAGCTTTACTAGTACCTAATAAAACTATCTACAGAAAGGATGGTAATGATGAGTACTATATTTACTTTACTAGAGAGACAGTCCGTAAAGCATCTGAGATGTTTTTAATGAATGGCTATCAAAATAATTCTACATTTGAGCATAAGCTAGAGTTATCTGGTCTTAGCTTGGTAGAGTCTTGGATAGTAGAGGATGAGGTAAAAGATAAAAGTCAGATATACGATATGGACTTACCTATAGGAACTTGGGTAGGTACTATGAAAGTAACCAATGAAGAGGTTTGGCAAGATTTTGTAAAAACTGGTAAGGTTAAGGGTTTCTCAATAGAAGGCTACTTTGTAGAGAAGAGTAAAAAAGAAGAGCTTAGCAAAGAGATAGAAGCTGGACTAGAGCTACTTAAGATTAAACAGATGATCCTAGAAGCAGAAATGAAGCTAGAATCTTATACAGACTATCCAGAGAGTGCTAGTAATAACGCTAAACGAGCTTTAGAGTGGGCAGAGAAAAATGGATGGGGTAGCTGTGGCACTGATGTAGGAAAAAAAAGAGCAAACCAATTAGCTAAGAAAGAAGGTATAACTAGAGATACAATTTCTAGAATGGCTAGTTTCAAAAGACATCAACAGCATAAAGATGTACCATACTCTGAGGGGTGTGGAGGATTGATGTGGGATGCTTGGGGAGGCACTTCTGGTGTAGAGTGGGCTATTAACAAACTAAAAGAGTTAGATGCGTAAAGATAATAAGATACCTAGCAGAACCAGTCCTAAGAATAGCAAAAGAGGATGTTTGTGTAAAGATCAATTAACATACTCTAGAAAGTGCTGTGATGGTAGCCTATGGGCTCAAGGTATTGGTAAAAGTAAAGGAGAGGTTATTACTGGGGTTTGGTATGGATATTTAGTAGAGAGATGCTCAGATGCTCACACACACCACGTTCATATGCACGATACAGAGCTTATTGTAGGTAAGACTTACTACTTAACTCTAGAGAATAATCATAATGGTTGCTATACAGTAACAGCAGAGCATCATTCAGAGGGTATACATATAAATACAGCATCTATTGCTTATGATGACTGTACAGCTTGTGAGGATGCTAATTAAAAATGCAAAAAAAATAATACAAACGTTATATTAATAAATCAAGACTATGACTCTACAAAAAAGAATATTCTCACAGTTATCTAAACAAAAAAACAAAACAACTAAATTGTCTATGATAGATGATATACAAGCTATTGTTAATAATGCAAGGAGTACTCGTGAGAATTGGGATAATACTTTAACTGATTTATATAATGAACTTTTTAGTTTATCAAGTAAGTTTAATGATGTAAAAGATTTGTATAATTCATATATGTCTGATGTAGATACTATTAAAGAAGATTACGAAAGTTTTAAAGAAGATCTAAATTTGCTTGGTATTGAAATTAATGCAGTAACATATACAAATGAAATAGAGGCTTTTCTAAACACCTCACAAGATGTTTATGCTGAAATGATAGAGGCAGTTGCTGTTTTTGAAAACTTAAACAAGTAATAATATGAACACAAAAAATACAGTATTCAGTAGGCTGTTTGATGCAGATAAGCATAGAGAGCTGAGACTAAAAGAGGAAAAAAAATTAGAGCTAGGCTTAGTAAATGAGTTTAATTACGAATACGAATACTTACAAGACGAAATAGGTCGTTTATCTTATTCTGTAGAAGAGTGGTTTGACGAAAAATTTAATGAGTTTTACCAATTACGTAGCGACTTACGATCTGTATACTTGCAAAATAGCGAGTCTTTTGTAACTACAGCCGACGTAGCTGGGGATTTAGAAATACTAAAGCAAATAAAAGAAAAAGCAGAAGAGCTGGGATTGAGTCCAGAAGAGGTATATCCAGACTGGCAGCTACATTTTGACGATTTACAATATTTAGACCAATTAGAAAGTAAATTTGACGATCAAGTAAGCGAATTACGTTCTATAGGTGTAGAGTAAAAATATAAACTATGAACACAAAGAAAACAGTATTTAGCAAGATAGCTAAAGGGATGCCTAAGAAACAAGTTAAGCTATCACTAGTTAGCGATATAGAAGATAATCTAGAGCGTTTTGAACAAGCTGAGATGGAAGCAAGTTATTTGGCTTATGAATACGGAGATGAGATTATTGATGCTTTTAATGAGGTTAGAAGTAGGTATAATTTAGATGATTATATAATAAATGGTGCTACTAGAGACTTAGAGGAAGTTTCAGAAATTATAGGACAAGCTCTATCTGAGTTAGAGTTTAAAGCGCAAGAGTTAGGAGTAGATCCTAACGATATTTTATCCAACTTTGACGATTTAATAAGAAGAGTAGATAATGCAGAGTCATTGAATAGAGATGCTTTTGAAAAATACCAAGAGGCTAGACAGTATGCTGGTTTTAATGATTTTTGGAGATAATTAATTAATAAATAAATAAATATGAAAACGACAGAAATGTTATCTAAGATTAAAGCTCTTTTGAATACTAACGTAAAGTTAGCTCAACAGACTTTAGACAATGGTACAGTAATCGAAGCTGAGTCTTTTGAGGCTGGTCAGTCTGTTTTTATTGTTACTGAGGATGAGCGTGTAGCACTTCCAATCGGAGAATACAAATTAGAGGATGGAAGATCCCTAGTTGTAGAGGAAGAGGGAGTTATTGCTTCTATTGGAGAAGCCGAAGCACCAGCAGAAGAGGTAGTAGTAGAAGCTGAAGAAGAAGTTATCGAAACTGAAGTACCAGAAGAAGTAGCTCCAGAAGTGGAAGCTATCGTACAAGCAGTAGTTGATGTAGTTGCACCAGCTATTGAGGAAGTAAAGGAAGAGTTAAAAGAGCTTAAGAAAAAGTTTGATGACTCTTACGAGAAAAAAGACGAAGAGAAAAAAGAGGAAATGTCTAGAAAATTCAAGCATAGCCCAGAAAGAAAAGCTTCTAAAAAACAAGAAGTAAAGTTTTCTCAAAACAGAAACGAAACTACTCTAGATAGAGTATTAAGACAATTAAATAAATAATAAAAAAATGAAAAAGACTAATCTTTATGCTGGTAATGGTAGTGTAAACACTATTACCTCAACGTATGCTGGAGAATTTGCTGGAAAGTACATCGCAGCAGCACTTTTAAGTGGTAAGACTCTTAACGATGGAGCTGTCACTATTAAACCTAATGTAAAATACAAAGAAGTAATCAAGAAAATCGCTTCTACTGGTATTGTTGCTAACGCTTCTTGTGATTTCACAGAGACTGCTGATGCTTTAACACTAACAGAAAGAATCCTCGAACCCACTGAATTACAAGTAAACCTTGTTTTGTGCAAGTCCGATTTTCGGAAGGACTGGGAGGCAATTTCTATGGGTTATTCAGCCTATGACAATCTTCCTCCAGCGTTTTCTGATTTCTTAATTGGTCACGTTGCTTCTAAAGTAGCTGAGAAAACTGAGCAAGACTTATGGGCTGGTGCTTATGATGGATCTAACGGACAGTTTGATGGTTTCACTACTCTTATGGCTGCTGATGGAACAGTAAATGATGCTGCTAATGACTCAGAAACTTCTTTTACTTCTACAAACATTATAGCTCTTTTAGGAAATGTAGTTGATTCTATTCCTTCTGCTGTTTATGGTAAAGAAGATTTAACTATCTACCTACCAACTATTGCTTTACAAGCTTATGTAAGAGCTTTAGGAGGATTTGGTGCTGCTGGTCTTGGTGCTGCTGGTACTAACGATCAAGGATCACAGTGGTACAATATGGGTAATGCTTTAGCGTTTGAAGGGATTAAAATCCAACACGCTCCAGGTATGCCATCTGACCACATTGTAGCTGGAGAAGCTTCTAACTTGTTCTTTGGAACTGGCTTGATGTCTGACCATACAGAAGTGAAGCTCGTAGATACAAGCGAGATTTTAGGAGACCAAAATGTTCGTGTAATTATGCGATACACTGCTGGTGTACAGTATGGAATTGGAAGTGATTTAGTACTTCTTACTCTAGCTTAAGAAATAGAATATTAACATATTAAAGGGGTGGGTTGGAATAGTCTTACCTACCCTTTTTCTTTAAAAATAATAATAATATGGCTTGTAATTTAACAACTGGTCGATCAGTACCTTGCAAGGATAGCGTTGGTGGTATTCAAGCGGTTTACTTTGCAGACTTTGGGACTATGGGGACTTTGACAGTTACTGCTGGAGAAGTTACTGCTTTTAGTGGTACTCCAGATTTCTTTGAGTTTGATGTAAAAGGAAACTCTAGCTTAGAGCAAACTATCACAGCTTCTCGTGAGAATGGGACTGCTTTTTATGAGCAGACTCTTAATCTGACTTTGACTAAATTAGATAAAGCAACGCAAGAGGAATTAATCCTTTTGGTAAAGGCTAGACCTCACGTTGTAATTAAGGATTATAATGGAAACTATCTTATGGTAGGTGCATCTCACGGAGCGGATTGTTCTGGAGGGACTATTGTAACTGGAGCTGGAATGGCTGATTTAAGTGGCTTTACTTTAACTATGGCTGCTCAAGAAACGCTACCAGCTTACTTTGTAGATGCTACAGCTTTCGAAGCTGAAATTAGTGCTTCTAAAATTAATCCATAATAATTAAATGGTTTGTAAAAGGCTATCCTTAGGGGTAGCTTTTTTTTTACACAAAAGTTAATAATACTACGTTATATTAGTATGAAGATTATAGGGACTAGTGGTACTAAAACCTTTAAGGTAATACCTAGACAATATATAGATGGTCAGATACAAATAAAACTGACTAATGAAAGCACTAGAGGGGTAGTAACTGTTTCAGCTACTGCATCTACAGATCACGATTATATGAGTTTTGAGGCTGTTTTTGGTACACTAAAGAAGGATGTTTACTACACTATGGATGTGTTATTAAATGGATCAGTAATATACAAAGACAAAGTATTCTGCACAGATCAGACTATAAACCAGTCTAACAATGATTACTACGATATAAATGAAAATGAGTACACTACAGAGGATAGTTACGATAACGATTATATAATAATATGAGTATAAGAATAGTAAATTTGAATACCTACACTACTCCAGAGGTTAAGGAGTTTAAAAACAAAGAGTGGGTAGCGTATGGGGATGATAATAACTACTATCAGTATTTGATTGATATGTATAATGCTTCTCCGACTAACAATGCTGCTGTAAACGGAATTAGTCAAATGATTTTCGGTAGAGGCTTAGATGCTACAGATAATAGTCAGAAGCCTAATGAGTATGCACAAATGAAGTCTTTATTTAAAGATAGCTGTGTTAGAAAATTAGCTTATGATTTAAAACTTATGGGACAGTGTGCGATGCAAGTTATATATAACTCTAATCACACTAAAATAGTAGAGATAGCTCACTTCCCTATAGAAACACTTAGATCTGGTAAGGCTAATGAAGATGGAGAAATAGACTCTTATTTTTATATGGCTGATTGGGATGATATAAAACCTAATGAAGAGCCAGAGAGATTTAGTGCATTTGGTACATCTAATGATGAAATAGAAATATACTGTGTAAAGCCTTATAGAGCTGGATTCTATTACTATTCTCCAGTAGACTATCAAGGTGGTTTACAATACGCAGAGCTAGAGAGTGAGATAGCTAACTATCACTTAAATTCTATTCAGAATGGTCTCTGTCCTACTATGATGATTTCGTTTAATAATGGAGTCCCAGATGAGGAGACTCAAGAAATGATAGAGAGAAAGATAAGAGACAAGTTTTCTGGAACTAGCAATAGTGGCAAATTCATATTAGCCTTTAATGATGGTAAAGAGAATGAAGCATCTATAGAGCCAGTACAACTTAGCGATGCACATCAACAATATCAGTTTCTTAGTGAAGAGAGTCAATCTAAAGTAATGGTAGCTCACAGAATTATCAGCCCTATGTTATTAGGTATAAAAGACAGTACTGGACTAGGGAATAATGCGGATGAGCTTCGCACAGCTAGTATCTTAATGGATAATACTGTAATAAAGCCCTTTCAAGAGCTTTTAATCAATGCTTTTGATGATATACTAGCCTTTAACGAGATAGTGCTTAATTTGTACTTTAAAACGCTTCAGCCTTTAGAATTTGTAGACTTAGAGAATGCTATGACTAAAGAGCAAGTAGAAGAGGAGACTGGACAGAAGCTATCAATGAGTGTACAGATAGATGGTAGAACTGCTTACGAAACAATAGAAGAAGCAGAGGCAGCAGCTAAAGAAATGGATTGCGAAGGATACCACGAACACGAACAAGATGGTAAGACATACTATATGCCTTGTAAGAGTCACGATCTTAAGAAACCTTGCTGGGATGGATACGAGCAAATAGGAACAAAGATTAAGGATGGTAAAGAAGTCCCTAACTGTGTACCTTTAGAGGATATGGATAAAATGAAAGAGGATTTATACGATGCTCTTATGAATATAGAGGATGAGGACTTATCTGACTATGAGCTGATTGATGAGAGACCAGCTAATGAGTATGATGACCTTATACATAAAACACTAAAGTTTGCTAGTGCAGTATCTAGTAGCCCTAATAAAGTAAGTGAGCAAGATACGAGTATATTAAAGGTACGCTATGTTTACACTGCTGGTAGAAGCACTGCTGGAGCTAGTAGAGACTTTTGTCAGAAAATGATGTCATCTAATAAAGTGTATAGAAAAGAGGATTTAGATAGCTCTGATCCTAACTATAACGGAAACGCTAACAATGTTAATGAGGGCTTTGGTTTAGATGGAGCTGATAACTATAATGTATGGCTTTATAAGGGTGGAGTAAATTGCTCACACTATTGGATGCGACAAACGTATTTAAGAAAGAATAACAAGAGAATATCTGTATCAGAAGCTAGAGCTAAGATTATGGAATTAGATCCTAGTCTTAGAAGTGAAGCGAGAATAGAAACTAACGAGCCAGAGGTCGCACAGATAGCCTCTGCTCAAAATAACTATTGGAGAAAATAATATGGCTACAGTACTATTTATAAAAAGGTCTGATATTGTTAAAAACAGTATTATTGATGGTGGAGTGGATACAGATAAGTTTATATATTTTATCAAACTTGCTCAAACTATGCACGTTCAGAACTACTTAGGGACTAAACTCTACGATAAGATTACTAATGACATAGCTACTGATAGCTTAACTGGTAATTATCTAAACATAGTAAACGAATATATACAGCCAATGCTTATACATTTTGCTATGGTAGACTACTTGCCTTTTAGCAGCTTTGAGCTGAAGAATGGAGGACTAATGAAGCACACTTCTGAGAATAGCCAAAACGCTACAAAAGAAGAGGTAGACTTTTTAGTACAGAGACATAGAAACTTTGCAGACTTTTATACTAGAAGATTTATAGACTATATGAGTTTTAATAATGCTTTGTTTCCAGAGTATAATTCTAATCAAAATAACGATATGTACCCAGATAAGGAGGCTAATTGGGTAGGTTGGGTGCTTTAGTATGGAATATAAAATAAAGAAAGAGAATCTAAATAAGATCATAAAGTATCTTAAAAACAAAAAAAATAAGAAATGAGTTGGGGAGAAATATATAACACAAGCTGGTGGGGTATAGCTTTAGATACTGCAAGGACAGTAAAAGCAAGACCAGACTTTTTTGGTAGTCAGTTAAATTTACTTACAAGTGAGCAGCCTAATTTGGTTACTAATGGAACGTTTGATACAGATAGTGATTGGACTTTAGGAACTGGTTGGTCAATTAGTGGCGGAACTGCTAATTGTAATGGAAGTGCCAATTTTTCTGATTTAACACAAAACAATACTGATATTGTTATTGGTAAAAATTAT